GTCGGTCCGTGCCGACGGAATTTGAGGTGCGCTCCGAGGGGAACACCTTCCAGTTTTACGGCTACGCGCTCAAGTGGGATGCCCGGTCACAGAACCTGGGTGGTTTCCGCGAGCGAGTCGCCATGGGTGCGACCGCAGACAGCATTCAGCGGGACGACGTACGCGCGCTGTACAACCACGATCCGAACCTTGTGCTTGGCCGTAATCGGTCCGGGACGCTGCGGCTGTCCGAGGATACCGAGGGGCTGCATTACGAGGTTGACATGCCGGACACGACGTATGCGCGTGATCTAGCTACGTCCATGGAACGTGGCGACGTCTCGCAGTCCTCGTTTGGCTTCAAGGTGTCCGGCCCCGATGGTCAGGACTTTGCCGAGGATGATGACGGCTTTCCGCTCCGCACCTTGAACAAGATCTCCCTCTTTGACGTGAGCCCGGTTACCTATCCCGCTTACGTCGACTCGACCTCTGGTGTCGGGTCTCGCGCGCTTGAGCTACTCGCCGAGCAGCGCGGTATTTCAGTTACCCGGCTGGATTCGCCAGAAGCGATCCGGGCCGTCATTCGCGGTGAGGACGAGGCGACGGAATCGCGCCTGTACGTCCCCGTATTCACGCTGCCTACCGATCCGGTAGCGGCATTCGCGGCCCTTACGTCGCCGCTCAATTCCTAGTTAGGGGTCCTTAAATGGATTACGCGAAGATGGCGCAGGCTGCGCTAGAGGAGCGGGCGCAGATTGTTTCTGAGCTGCGTTCCATCAACGACGACGCGACGCTGTCCGACGCTGAGAAGCGTGAGCGCGTCGAGCGTGCCGACAAGGCCGCGCAGGTCAAGGAAGCGGAGGCTCGGGACTACGTCGAGCGTGCTGAGCGCGAGACTGAGGCCCGTTCGCTGGCCACGCGTGCCGGTGCTGCTCTGACCGGTCGGGGTGACTCGGAGATTCGCGGCGGTGAGCGCGACGAGGCCGAGGAACTGCGGTCGCTCGGTCGGGGTGAGGTCAAGGGTCTTGACTTTGACATCCGTACCGCCACCTCGGGCACTGCGGGCAACGCTGGTAACACGAAGCCCACCTCGTTTGCGGCGCAGGTCATCGAGGCCATGCGCGTGCGCTCGGACTTTTTCTCTTACGCGCGCACGCTGACCACGACCGGCGGTGAGACGCTTGAGTACCCGGTCAAGACCGGTCGACCGACGGCCGCTCTGCTGACGGAAAATGTCGCGATCGGCAAGTCTGACGAGGCGTGGACCAAGACCAACATCGGCGCGTACAAGTACGGCGTCATTGTTGAGGCCACGCAGGAAATTGTCTCGGACTCGGCCCTGGACATCCTCGGTATCCTCGCGCAGGACGCTGGTGAGGCCGTGGCGGATGCCGTCATGACTGACCTGATGATCGGTAACGGCACGTCTAAGCCGTGGGGCTGGGTCACCCGGTCGACCGGCGCTGTTAACGCCGCAAACCTTGCCGGTGTGACCGCTGACAACCTCGTCGACCTACAGCACGCGCTACTACTGCCGTACCGCAAGAACGCTGTGTTCATGACTTCCGATGGTGCGGTTGCCGCACTGCGCAAGCTCAAGGACTCGACCGGCCGCTACCTGTGGCAGCCGTCGCTAGTTGCGGGTAGGCCCGACACCCTCCTCGGTGCGCCGCTCATCACGGACCCGAACTTTGGCACCACGGGTGCGGGCGCGAAGATCATGGCGTACGGCGACCCGTCCAAGTATCTGATTCGTCAGGTCAAGGGTCTGCGAGTTGTGCGCTCGGATGAGTACGGCTTTGACCGTGACGTCGTGGCGTTCAAGGTCACGTGGCGCGGTTCCGGCGACCTATTCGACACCGCGAGTGTCAAGGCGCTGACCGTCACCGCGTAGTCGCGGATTCATGGGAGAGCACCTCCCAAATTTGGGAGGTGCTCCCCTGTAGGGGAGGGCATATGAGAGTCAAGATTCTTGAGCATGTACCGGGGCTACTGGACGGCGATCCGTTCCCCGCTAAGGGCGCCATTGTCGAGCTACCTGCCGGTCTCGCCGTGTCGCTCGTGAGAGACAACCGCGCGGAGCCCGTGGCGACCGCTGAGAAGCGCGAGACGGCCGCTGTAGCGACCACTGAGACCCGTAAGACCACCCGGGCTCGCAAGACTGCCTAAGGGGGCACAGTGCGGTTTCTGAGCGGTCGAGCTATCGGCCTCACACACCAATTTCTCGATGATGAAACGGTGTTGGTCCCCTCGGCCGTGACGGTGGCCGTGCTGGACGCGTCCGGCGCGAGCATCTACAGCGGCGCGGCAACCAACGTGGGCGGCACGTGGGGCGTGACCGTTCCCGCTAAGCCCGTCGGCGCGTACACAGTGACTTGGGATGGTGGCGCAACGGCCGTCGATACTGCGGCGTTTGAGGTGGTCGGCAACTTCCTGTTTGCCATCCCTGAGGCTCGCACGTCCGACATGGACCTTGCCGACGCTGTGCGGTTTCCCGCCGCAGACATCCGCCACTACCGCGAGGTGGTCGAGGATGAGTTCCTGACGATTACCGGGCGCAGCTTTACCAAGCGCGTGCGGCAAATCCAGTTCAACGGCGACGGCACGCAAACCGTGATCGTCCCGCTGTTCGATGTGACGGCCGTGCAAGCCGTGAGCGACCCCTCAGGGCCCCTGGCAACCGCCGGATGGGTACTGAGTCCATCCGGGGTCCTACAGGCGCCCTACGCGTTCACTGAGGGCGTCACGTACACCCTCACGCTTGAGTACGGCGTCCCGTACCCGCCCGACGACATCAAACGCGCCGGATTGCTCCGCTTGCGCTCGCTCCTGACTGCTGAGCGCTCGGGGATCCCGGATCGCGCTACGGCGTTCGTCGCCGCTGAGGGTGGGAACTTCACTCTCGCCGTGGCTGGACGCAACGGGTATGAGACAGGAATCCCGGACGTTGACGCGATCCTGAATCGCTACAAGTATCGGATCCTTAACGACGTGTTCGGGGTGGCGTAGTGGCAACGAATGCACTTGACGTCAAGGCAGCGCTACGCGACCTCGTCAAGACTCAGCCGGAACTCAGCGGATACCAAATCACGTGGGGATACCCGACGAGGGGGCCCGAGCGCCGGTGGGTGTTCGTCGGCGAGGTTCTGTGGGATGACTCGCAGTGGGCGACGCTGCGGAGTCGTGAGGAAACGTTCAACGTTTCTGTCGTCATCAACTGTCAGCTTTCCGCCGGGACTTCCGAGGAAGTTGAGAGGGAAGTTCAGCGCATGGCCGCTGGCATCGAGAACGGCCTCAAGGCCAATCCGTCCCTAGGGGTCTCGTCCGTTGTGACGAGTGACTTTGTGCCGAAGAAACTAGCGAGCTATCCCACGGACGGCGCGTACGAGGGACAGCTTGAGTGCGTCCTACGGGTGAAAGCGAGGTTTTAGTGAAGACGCTGATTTATGACGGGCCGTTTGGGGCGGTCGACGTTCCCTCGGTCGGTCTCACGGCCACCAAGGGTGAGCCGATCGAAATGGACGACGTCACGGCCGAGAACCTGATTCGTCAGGGATGGCGTGAGGTCACGCTAAAGAAGGGTGAGGCCAAGTAGTGGCGACAGTTCACGATCAGTACGTTGGTGCGGTCGACGAGGTGACCTACGGTACGGCCGTAGCAGTGACCAAGTTCTACGAGTACCGGTCCGAGGGTATTGAAGGCAAGTACGAGCGCATTGATAGCGAGGCTATCCGCGCGGGCGGTGGTCGAGCGCTGCGATCCGACAGGTTCGCCGTCAACGCTAAGGGCGCCGAGGGTGACGTCAAGCTTGAGTGGCTGTCCGACGGTTACAACTTCTGGCTAAAGCACATGCTCGGCCTAGTTGCCGACGGCACCCCCGGAGGCGGTTTCACCGTTCACACGGCGACCGTTGGCGACCTCAACGGCAAGAGCTTTACCATGCAGGTTGGTCGAGTTGCCTCCAGCGGCACCATTCACCCGTTCACCTATGCGGGTGGCAAGGTCAAGGATTGGGAGATATCCAACGCCGTTGACGAGCTACTACAGCTCGGCATGACGTTTGACTTTGCGACCGAGTCGATCGGTGCGGGTGCGGGTCCTCTCGCGCTGTCGACCCCGACCTACCCGGTAGGTACCAAGGTTATGGCGTTCAACGGTGGCACGGTCACCGTTGGTGGGTCGCAGTTCAACATCTCCGACTTTAGCCTCAAGTGTGACAACGGCCTCAAGACTGACCGGTACTTCCTAAAGACTGGTGGCGTCAAGTCCGAGCCTCTTGAGGAAGCGCTCCGGAAGTTTGAGTTCACCCTCAAGGGTGAGTTCGTCGACCTCGTGCAGATTAACCGCGTGGCTGCTGCTACTGCGGCGGGTGCTACGGCCGTTATCTCCGTCACTTGGGACGGGCCGGACGGCTCGCAGCTCAAGATTGACATCCCGTTCGGCCGTTTCGACACCGGTCCGGTTTCGAGCGGTGGGCGAGAGGTCAACGACCTTGAGCTTGGCGGAGTTTGCATGACTGACGGCACTGCGTCGCCGGTCACCATCACGTACAAGTCGCTTACGTAATGAGCACCTCCCAAATTTGGGAGGTGCTTAGGGGGAGGACTGCGTCATGCCTGTGCAGGGCTATGGAGCCAACATTGAGGGTCTGGCGCAGTTCTCCCGCACACTCGCCGCGATAGGTGATGGACGTCTACGCGACGAGGTCAAGCAGGCCAACTACGACGTTGCCGACAAGCTCACCGATGCTGCCAAGTCCAAGGCTATGGGCATGTCTCGGCAGCAAGCTGCGGCAGCGCGAAGCCTGAGAGCTACAAAGACAGCGAATTACGCCGCTGTCCGTCTCGGATCCGCGCGAGCCCCTTATGCGCTCGGCGCTGAGTTCGGCGCACGCAAGCGCACCCACACGGGGAAGATCGCGCGAGGCTTCCGCGCATGGCGCGGCAATCAGTTCATGAGCTGGGACGGCGGACCCGGCTATTTCCTCCACCCTTCCATTCGTGAGAAGGGGCCGGAGCTAATCAACGAATACATGCGGGCTATTGACCGCATCGCAGGAGAGGCATTTCCAAATGGCTGAGACCGTTGCACTTCGCATTGACCCCGATGTTCTGACTATCGGCGACCTTGAGGACTTTGAGGACACCGTCGGCGTAGCGCTGTATGACGCCCTACAGCCCAAGCCTGTTATCGGCCCCGACGGCAAGAAGGTCCTTGACGAAAAGGGCCGTCCGGAGATGCAGACGCAGATCACCACTAAGGCGCTCAAGGCGTTGATTTGGATCACGCAGCGCATCGAAAAGCCTGAGTTCACCCTCGATGACGCTCGGCGCGTTCGAGTGTCCGAGCTTGAGCTAGTGGGGGTTGATGACGAGTCGGGAAACGACGACGGGCAGAACGGCTAAGGGAGCGAGCCGCATTCTGCCGTTTCTACCGCATGACTCCCGACGAGGTGCGGCGACTCACGGCCGCTGAGTATCGCGCATTCGCCTCGTACATGAGCGAGGAACTATCGGCTAGGGAGTCACAGTATGGCTGAGGGTGGATCCCGGACGCTGCGGGTTGTCATTGTCGGTAACGCCGCTAGTGCCCAACGGGCGCTGAGGGCTGTTGCCGGGGATGCCGAGAACCTAGAGCGCCGGTCCAGTCGTCTAGGTGGGGGGATGGGGGCGCTCGGGGGGCGCCTCATGCAGTTTGGCAAGACTGCTGCCCTAGGGTTCGGTGTCGCCGCCGGTGCGGCTGTCATTTGGGGTACCAAGACGGCCGTTCAGATGGAAAATGCTCAGGTCGGTTTCACCACCATGCTTGGCTCGGCCAAGAAAGCAACCGACTTTCTGCAAAAGCTCCAGCAATTCGCCGTGGTCACCCCGTTCTCGTCGCAGGACGTCATTAAGTACTCGCAAAGCATGATGGCAATGGGATTCAAGGCCAAGGAAGTCATCCCAACATTGCAGGATGCAGGCGATGCTGTCGCCGCTCTTGGTGGCGAGCCTGAAAGGCTTCAGCGCGTCCTACTCGCCCTCGGCCAGATCAAGGCCAAGGGGCGAGTCATGGGACAGGAAATGCTCCAGCTCACCGAGAACGGTGTGCGTGGCTGGCAGTACCTCGCTGACTACCTGCACAAGTCCGTGCCCGAGACCATGAAGCTCGGCGAGAAGGGACTCATCAGCGCCGATACCGCTATGAAGGCCCTACGCAGGGGCATGCATAAAGACTTCGGCGGCATGATGAAAGAGCAGGCCAACAGCGTTTCCGGCATGTGGTCGACGCTCAAGGATACGGCGCAGATTGCCCTAGGCAAGATGATGACTGCGTTCTTCCCGCTGATTAAGCAGGTCTTGCCGAAGATCACAACCGGTGTGCAAGGGCTCGCGAGCGTCATGGTCCCGGCATTCCAGCGTGCGGGAACCGTGATCGGCCCGATTGCTGACAAGGTTCGGTCGGTGTTTGGCGGCACGGTTATGCCGGTGCTGCGGAGGGTCGCGGACTACGTCGGAGGCACTCTCATGCCGAAGATGCGGGAAAACTTCGCGCAGTTGATGCCTGTCATCATGCGACTGGTCGGTATCTTCCGTGCGGATGTCCTACCGGCGCTCATGATGGTTGGCCGGGCTGTCATTCCGGTGTTCAAGCAGATCGTTTCGGTCATCCAGGGCGTGATCATTCCGGCTGTCATCAGTCTCATATCCACGATCATGCCTCAGATATCGCGGTTCGCCGGTTTCATAAAGGGGACCGTAGCGCCGCTACTTGTCTGGGCATTTAAGCAGGCGCAGCCGGTCATCACGCAGTTCGGCCAAGTCTTTGCGACGGTCGCTCAGGCTATCGGCGCGGCGATCAACTTCCTTGCGCCGATCCTGGCGTTCCTCTGGAAGTTCCTCGGCCCGGTCGTCATTGCCACCCTCAAGGGTCTCTGGTCTGGCATCGTGGGTGTGATCAGCGGCACGCTGACCATTATCCAGGGTATCGCGAACGTGTTTATCGGCATCTTCACCGGCAATTGGTCCAAGGCTTGGACCGGTGTGAAGCAGATACTCGTGGGTGTCTGGAATTTCATTGTCGGCGCTATCAAGGTGTGGATTTACGGCAGTCTCATTGGTGCCGTGCGTGGCGGTGTGGTGCGCATCGCGACGTTTTGGCGTGCGGGCTGGACCGGTATTCGGTCTGTGTTCACCGGCATTATCTCGTTCATCCGAGGTGGTGTGTCGACATGGTCTAGCGCAATCTCCGGGATCATCGGCCGTGGCATGTCGCTCATTCGCGGACTCTGGTCACGAGGGTGGTCCGGGCTGCGGACGACCGTTTCCTCTATGACCTCTCGCATCGCTACGGTCGCGCGAAGCATTCCCGGGAAGATCACGGGTGCGTTCCGCGCTCTGCCTGGCAAGCTTGTGCAGATCGGTAAGGACATCATTGCCGGTCTAGTGCGAGGCATCAAGAACAGTCTCGGAACTGTGCTCGGTGCCGCAAAGTCAATCGTTGACCACATCCCGGGGCCGATCCGGCATGCGATGGGCATTAAGTCGCCGTCGCGCGTCATGGCGGACATCGGTAAGTGGATTGTCCGGGGTCTCGTCGTCGGTATGCTCGGCGGTTCCAAGAGCGTCGAGAAGACGAGTAACAAGCTGCACGACCTAGTCACTAAGGCGTTCCGGGCGGGCGGTATTTCCAAGGCTCGCGCCTCGTCGCTGCAAAAGTACATCAGCAAGGAAAACCGCAAGCTGATGGCACTTGCGAAGGACCGGGAGAAGGTGGCGGCCAAGCTCAAGAGCGCACAGACCAAGCTAGCTGACCTCCAAAAGGCTAAATCCGATATGGCCTCGTCCGTGTCGAGTAAGGCCCGTGAGTTCGGCGCGTTCACCAACGCATTCTCTACCGATGACGGCGCAGACAACTCGCCTAGCGCGATTCTGTCCCGGTTGCGCGGCAGGCTTAGCGCAATCGTCAAGTTCCGTCAGAACCTTGCCACGCTGCACAAGCGAGGTTTCGGTAACGGCATCATCAACGAGATTGCGCAGGCCGGTCCCGAGCAGGGTGGGCCGATGGCGGATGCGCTGCTGAACTCCAGCGGTGCGGACGTCAAGGCCATCAACTCCGTGTACGCGCAGATTGGTAAGCAGTCTGACGCGCTCGGCGCCAAGGTTGCGGGGGACTACTACAACTCCGGCATCCATGCCGCTCAAGGTCTCGTCAACGGGCTCAAGTCCAAGGAATCGGCCCTAACCAAGGCTATTGAGAACCTAGCCAAGAAGATGGTCAAGACGCTCCGCAAGGAGCTAGGTATTCACTCGCCTAGCCGCGTGTTCCGCACTCAGGGTGTATGGGTCGGTAGGGGTCTTGCGCTCGGCGTCGACGACACCGCCGAGGACGTACAGGCGGCCGTCAATCGGCTCGCTGCGACCCGTCCGGCTAACCGGCTAGCTAGGAGTGCCGTCGAGGCTGCGAGCGTCTCAGGCGGCCGTGCAGCGTCTCAGCCGATCGTGCACGTGCACGTGGCTGGCAACGTCACTGCGGAGCAGAACCTAGCCAAGGCAATCGCGGGTGCCGTCCGTGACGAGATTGTCCGTACGGGCAAGCGGAACGGCGGACGTACGGGCCTCTAGTAAGAGGGAGCACCTCCCAAATTTGGTAGGTGCTCCCTCTCTAATGTTCCAGGAGGTACTACGTTGGCAATTCCAGCGGCTACGGTCGAGGTGGCCTTTGACGGGGGACCGTTTTCCACCTCGTACACGTGGACAGACATCACGGACCGAGTCACAGATCTCAAGGTTCGGCGCGGACGAAATGACGAGTTGAACCGCATCGAGGCTGGGACCCTGGCTCTGACGCTCGACAACTACGACGGCCGGTTCACCCCCGGCAAGAGCACATCCCCGTTCTTCCCCAACATCGTGCCTCGTCGGCGCGTGCGTGTCCGTACGGCAAACCTACTGCCGAAGGACACGGCTACCGGCGGCGACGTGACCCGCTCGACAGACGCGTTTACCGTGTCGCAGGCTGGGGGATCCGTCGCTTGGGGGACGGCGAATGCCAAGAGTGGTGCGGGTGCTATCCGGGCCAACATGGGCAACAATGGCACGGCGGATTGGGCCAGTTCACTTTGGTGCGGTAGGTCCAAGACTTACACGACCGGTTGGTCATGGTGGTACAAGATTGTCAATGTGCCCACGGGCCTAGCCAAGGTTGTGCCCGGCACTTCCTACACTGCGTCCGGTCAAGTGATGCTGGCCACGGGCTCGCCTGCTACCAAGATTCGCGCGCGTATCCGCTGGTATAAGGCTGACGGATCTTTCAACAACTCCAGCGGTAGCACCGGGCAGATCACCCTAGTCAACGGGTCGTATGTCTCGTTCAGCGTGACGGGTGTATGCCCGGCGGGTGTTGCATGGGCCGGTATCGAAATAGGGACGTCCGGCGGCGACAATAACGCGAGTCTCTTTGTGGACGAGGTGCAGCTAGAGGCGGGCGCGTCGGCATCGGCGTGGACCCCCGGCGGATCCGTTTTCTTCGGCTACATCGAGAAATGGTCCGTGCAACTGGACACCCTCGTACCGACGTGCGAGGTATCGGCCACGGACGGGTTCTCTGTGCTCGGCACGACCGAGCTGCATACGCCGTACCAGCAAGCGGTGTTGGCGAGTTTCCCTGTCGGGTACTGGTCCCTCACGGACACCGCCGGGGCTACCAAGGTTGCAAACACCTATGACGACTCGATGCCCGGCGCCCTCGTCGCTTCCAAGTACGGGGGAGGCACTCCCGCGTTCGGTGCGACATCCGTACTTGCCAAGGAAGCGGACACGGCTTACAGCCTAGGCAACATCGCGAGCAACAAGGGAACGGTCGTTGACTTCAACGATAGTGGCAGGCGCACATACCCTCTCGCGGAAGAGTTGAGCGTCGCGTTTTGGGCGCTCGCGGTTCGGCCTAGCTCCGGTTACGTGACGCTGTTTCAGGCTTGGGATGATGCGGCGCGTCGTCTCGTCTCATTCCGGCTGACTTCCATCGGCGACCTTGAGTGTGAGGTCGGGTGGGCGGACGGCACATCAGCGGTTGTTGCCTCGTCCGCTGGAGGCGTGTTCTTGTCGACGTCCGTTCCCTCGTTCATCTGCGCCACGGTCTCAAGCGGTAGCTTCACGCTGTTCGTAAACGGCGCGTCCATGGACTCAGACTCGGCCGGGGGGTCGACTGATCTCCGCGATATGAAGTGGAGTTCGCTCGCGGGACAGCAGGCGGGCGGCATTTACACGGAGTACGCGAACGGCCGTTACGGGCACTTGGGCATATGGGACCGGCATCTCAGCACGACTGAGATAACCGACCTTTGGAAGCTCGGCAGCAACGGCGGAGCGGACTATCCCGAGGGGGAGGCCGACCGGCTGTCCCGGCTCGCCTCGTACGCTGGTTTCCAGGGTGACTTGTCCCTCGACCCTTCCCTCAGCACGTTGTTGGCCCCCACGTGGGAGGCTGCGACTACTGCCCTTGAGGTGATCCAGTCGGCGGCCGAGGATGCGTCCGGATACACGTTTATCGACGGCGACGGCCGGTTGACCTATCACAACCGGGCGCGCCGACAGTCGGCCCCGATCAGGTACACCCTGGGGGAGAGCAATGGCCTCCCGTACGAGCCGGGCCTCTCATTCCAAATGGATGATGACAAGGTCATCAACGAGGTCAACTACACGCGAACGGGCGGCGTTTCGGCCACGGTTCGCGACAGTACGTCCATCGCTGCGTTCGGTCGCAAGAGCAAGAGCCTTGAGCTAAGCATCACCGGCGACACGGCCGTGACTGACGCGGCGTACTCACTGCTTAACGTCTACGCGGAACCTATCGTCAGGTGCGATCAGGTGAGCCTCAACGCATCGGCCACGAACGCGCTGTTTCCCGTTGTGCTCGGTGTCGAGATTGGCGACCGGGTCAAGCTCACCGACCTCCCTGTAGGCGCGCCTGCGCCGACCTATGAGTTCTACGTCGAGGCTATCGACACGACTGTTTCCGTCGACGGCGGCACCTCGCAGTGGGTCACGTCTCTATCCCTGTCGCCTGCAACCGCCTCTGACGTGTGGGTAGTTGAGGACGTCACTAACGGGATCCTCGACGCGACCACGATTCTCGCCTACTAGCCATGGGAGCACCTACCAAATTTGGGAGGTGCTCCCCTCGGAGGAACCTTGGCAACCATCCCCACACTCAAGACGTGGAACGCCGGAGAGACCGTTACAGCGGCGACGCTGAACGCCAACATGCGCGACCCGGGCAACTTCTATAAGGCCGTGCCAGCGGCGTACGCGTACATGACGGCCGCTGCCGCGATTACGACCGCCGCAACGTGGCAGGTAATTGCGCTAGACACCGAGAATTACGACAACGACGGGATGTACACGACCGGCACCCCGGGGCGGATAACGATCGTGACCCCGGGCCTCTATTTCTTCGAGGGGCAGGTGCGGTATGCCAACGTCTCAAGCGGCACCTATCGCGCGGCTCGCATTCAGCTAAACGCCAGCGCTGACATTGACACGCAGTACAACCCGATCACGCCTAACAGCTCGACGCAGGTCTACCTCAAGGGGTGGCGGCAGTGCGTTGCGGGTGACTATGTCCAACTGAGCGGGCTGCACGACTACGCCGGTTCGGTCTCTCTGCATACCGCCGTATCCCATTACACGTACCTGCGAGCCCGTTTCATCAACGCATAGGGAGAGTTCTTGAGTACCGTTTGGATTGAGGGCGCTGAGCGCCTAGGTAAGGGCTCCATCGGTGGGGCCATGGACTATCCCGGTAAGCCGCCTCGTGCGGTCTGGCACACGACCGAATCGGGCGCCGGTAACACTGCGTTCGATGCTGTCGCGCGGGTGCTTATCAGCGGCGCGGATGAGCCGCACATCCTGTACGACCCGACGACTGACCGGATTGGGCAGTTCGGCCCGCTGAATGAGTCGGCGCGAGCGCTCAAGAACGATGGTGCGACGCGTACCAACCGTGTCGGCGCAGTGTGCATTCAGATCGAGGTGCTCGCGCGCGCTGGGACGCCCTTTACGGGCTACTGGAAGCCCGGTCCCAACTTCCGCAAGCTCATGGCTGCAATCCGCAGTTGGGGTGTGCCGGACGTGTGGCCCGCCGGTCATCTCGCCGACCACTACGGCGACGGAAACCGTCCTCGTGACGTGTGGCTTTCCAAGGGTGGCCACTACGGGCACAGCAACATCCCCGGCAATGACCATTGGGACCCCGGGGCGATCGATAAGGCTGCGTTCTTCAAGGCAGCGCCGAGGGTGGTTGCGAAGCCTCCGACCGTCCCGGCTAAGCCGTCCGTGTCACTGCGGCGCGTCATCGCTGCGTCCAAGCGTGACCCCGGGCTACCGGACGGCGGGACCACGTACAAGGCTGACGTCCTCGTCGTAGAGAGGGCGCTCAAGGCTGAGGGGCTCCTCGATGGCAAGTACGTCGATGGCTCGTTCGGCAAGCGCACCCAGGGTGCCTACAGAGAATGGCAAAAGTGTCTCGGCTACCGAGGTACTGCCGCCGACGGAATCCCCGGCAAGGTCTCCCTCGGCAAGCTCGGCGCAAAGCACGGATTCATAGTCAAGGGCTAGGTCATGGACGAGAGAGACCCCCTAGGGGTGACGATCTCTGCTCGGGAGATCTACGACGAGATTGTTGGGCTACGTGAGGACGTCCGGAGCTTGACTCAAGCGAGTGAGGGTGTGGCGCAGCAACTCGATGACCACGAACAGCGGTTGCGCAAGCTTGAGGCGTGGCGTTACGCGCTGCCTGTCGCGACCGTTGCCGGGCTAGCCTCAGCGGCCGTGACCCTGATTCGCTGAGCGTAACCACCGTATGCCCCCGGATGTCCGATTACGTACGGCTATGCCCTATGCCGGCTCCGGGGTCAAAATTTCACGCAGAGTGAGGAAAACATGAACTTCCTAAAGTCGCATCCCGCGCGCATCTATGGCCTGATCGTGGCCCTACTGCCCGTGGTCGCACACTTCCTGCCCGACGTGCCGACTGAGGCCGTACTCGCCGTTGCTGCGGCGATCCTCGGTACCGGTGAGGCCGTACAGCGGGTCGAGAACACTAAGACGGCTGATGCCTACTGGACCGACGCTTACGGCGAGTAGAGAGGCCATCTCTGACGTTGGGGGACACCCAACCTCGGAGGTTGCCGACATGGTTTTGCCGAACATCGCACTCATGGGGCGTGCGCGTAGTGGGAAAGACACTATTGCGTCACGCCTCGTCGAGCGTCACGGATATGTGCGCGTCGCATTCGCCGACCCGCTCAAGGAAATGGCGCTCCGCATTGACCCGCTGATAGCCACGTTCCCCGATATGCCGCCCGTACAGCTTTCTCGCCTCGTCGCGGACACCGGATGGGAATACGCAAAGGACCGCTACCCGGAAGTGCGCCGGATTCTCCAAAACGTCGGGCAGACCGTACGCGAGGAAATTCCGGGCTACTGGCTCGGCGTGGCCATGAGCAAGATTGCCCGTTGGGAAACCGCCGGAAAGCCGGTAGTCGTCACAGACTGCCGATATCTCGATGAGGCGCTCACGCTGGACGGCGCCGGTTTCCAAACGGTGCGGGTCGTACGGCCCGGCATAGCCCAAATGGCACACGAGAGTGAAACGGCGCTCAACACATGGGTGCCCCATCGGATCATCTACAACAACAGCATGATCAATGAGCTGTGGCTCAAGGCGGATCACCTCGTCACCCGCGCGTGACCGTAACGACCCCTCATCCTCCGGGATGGGGGGTTTTTGCTTTCCCGTCACCCGTTCGAGTGAATCTGACCTCCCAAATTTGGGAGGTGGTTGCGAGCCTCTCGCCCGGTCCGCTAGTCTGGCCTCTCCAGTGACGACGACGAGGGTGGGGACCTCCCAAATTTGGGAGGTGAGTTGCACACCAACGGCGCAACCACTACAGTTGGCAACGCAAGCCCGAACGGCGGGCAGCAAGGGGAGGCACACAACATGAGCACCTACGTTCAGATCGGCGCTGGCAAGACCGGACACCTTCTGGCCGAGGACATGTCCAAGACTCTGTGCGGCAAGGACGCGAGCAAGGGTAAGGCCATCGAGGGTGAGCCCGCCGCAGTTTGCAAGGCGTGCGAGGCTGTCCGTACCAAGAACGAGGAGACTGTGACTGTGACTGAGACTGTGACCGCCGAGAAGACTGCTAAGCCGACGACCGCTGAGAAGCGTGAGACCGTCGCCAAGCTGACTGAGGCTGTCCGGGCGCTTGCTGAGGCGGGGGAGGACGCTGAGGGTGCTGAGGCGCTCCGCAAGGAAGCGGACACCGTGATTGCCTCGCTTCCGGCGGGGGAGCGTAACGCGCTGCGCGCCAACCTCACCGGAGCCCTCAAGGGCGAGCCCGCTCCCAAGGCTGAGGTTGAGCCCGCTCCCAAGGCTGAGGTCGTCAACCTCGAAACGGTCGACTACAAGACGGCCGAGGGTCTCACTGAGCTTGTGGACATGGGCGCGGAGCGCATCCGTGAGGGTGTCGCCGCGCACACCAAGGCAAGCCAGACCGCGCGTAGCGTCGCTGAGGTCATCCTCGACATGAGGCTGAGGCTCAAGAACAAGAGCGGGTTGCCCGACCTTAAGGCGCAGACGCAGGCTGCCAAGCTCGCCGCTAGCGACATGTACAAGGCTGCGGGCAGCAAGCTCGACGGCACCGACGACGAGGTACGTGCGGCCGTCGCCGCCATGGTCAAGGCCACGCAGTATCAGATGTCTGACGTCCTCGTGAGCTACGTCCGGGCGCTGGACGCGAGCCCTGCGGAGTATGCCGAGCACTTCGGCAAGGTCAAGGAAGCGCACCCCGACGCTAAGCCGTCCGACGCGGTGTTTGAGTTCTACAAGCTGTCGCCCAAGTCTGCCCTTGAGCGCGAGAAGGAGCGTCAGCAGGAAAAGGGCAAGCTCGCCGCTGAGGCCAAGCTCGCCATTGAGGCGGGAGGCGGAGCGGTCGCCGAGCCTGAGGGCGGGAACGGTGAGGCCATCCGCACCACGGGTCAGCAGGTCGAGGATGCCGCGCCGGAAAAGAAGGCTGAGGTTTTCGTCGCGGGGCTCGCTAAGCTCATCAACAAGTTTGATATCTCGTACCTTGAGACCATTGAGGACGAGGACGAGAAGAGCAAGCTTGAGGGGGAGATCAAGGACCTTGAGGACAAGCTCAAGGAACTCCGCAAGGCTCTGATCTAACCGACCGTCAGACCGGGGCCCCTGGGTACACATCGCCCGGGGGCCCCTTCCCGTTAGGAGGGGACACCATGACCGAGAAGCAGACCGAAACAGCCACGTACGAGGTGACCGGCCCGGTTGGGGGAGTGCCGGTAGTGCTCACTGCGGACGAGGCGGCGGGGTATGTGTTCGCCGGTTGGGTCGGTGGCGAGCACGAGGCCAACCGCAAGACCGGACGGCTCAAGATTCAAGAGGCGTACGACGGTACGGCCCGGGTGGGGGACAAGCATCCGCAAGACCGGTGGGACGTGCAGCACGAGGCATGGGAGCGGGTGTGGGAAGCGGCTCGCGCTTGTGAGGACTTCCGGGACTTCAAAGAGAAGATGGACGATCAGACCTACCGGCTCCGCTGGACCGAGACGCGTGAGGACGAGGAGCGCGACGAGACCCCAACCGTGTGCACCACCGTTGGGTGTGGCCGGACGCGCCCCCGATGGACCATGACAGTGATCGGCGGCCACCTCGTGTGTTCCCCGACGTTCCGCATGCATTGCGCCGAGTGCTGTAAGCCGGGGGAGTCCCTGACTCACTACACGGAGGAGGAGCACCGGCACGGGGATGCCGTTCTGGAACACGCCGACGCTGAACGCGCGGCACGGCTGGAAGCGTCGCTCGCGCCCGATCGTGGGGAGGTGCCGCCCGGCTGGAAGGGGACCCCGGAAGAGTTCCTCGCGCGCCTAGGTGAGATCTCAGAGCTACCGCAGTTCCGAGACAACCGTGACGTCGAGGCTGAGGCCGAAGCCAAGCGAAACCCCCTCACGCTGCCCGACGCATCCCCGGAGGTGTGGGAGCAAGTAAAGGCGTTTCAGGGTCGGGACCAAACATCGGCGGAGATTGACGAGGCGGTTGCCCGTGGACGCAACCCCCAGGGTCCGGGGTTCCAGTGGGAGGCAGACACGTTTCAGGAGGTTGCCGCTGAGGGTGACCTCTGGGCCCATGGGTGGCTCGACGGCGCTCGGGTCACGCTGTGCGGCAAGACCCCTAAGGCCGTGCTGAACGGCCCGACATTCCTGGGGATTTGGTGCCCCGACTGTCACGGCCACATCGGCACCGACTGAGGCGTAACAGCCCCTCTCGCAGCCTTACAGCCCCGCTAGGCCCCCTCGGCCCGGCGGGGCTTTCTCATGCCCTCAGACGGCCGCACACGGCTTTTGCTCAAATGAGCAGCCGGCGGCGCTCATATGAGCGACTCAGCGGGAGAGGATGACGGTATGACGTTTTAGATACTGATCTAGGTATCCCAATAGAAGTCCTTAAGAGAAACCAAAACAGCCCCTCGATTCGCCATACCGTCAGCTAGAGAACCCCTCTCAAGTGGTCGTGTAAGCAACCACGACCCAAAGGGGTTTCCATGGCCGGTACAGTCCGAACCATCATGCGGGGAGGGTCCCGCTTTTACGTCGACCACGAAACGGCCGAGAAGGTCCCCGGGGTCACCTCGGTAATCGGCATGCTCCCTAAGCCGTTCCTGGCTTTCTGGAATGCCAAGATGGTCGCCGAACTCGCCGTTGACTCGCTGCCGTTCGTCGGGCAGATGGCGGAGCGCGACCGACAGGGTGCCGTCGACTGGCTCAAGAATGCAGCCCGCCGATATACCAAGCTGCGCGCTGATGTTGGCTCGGCCGCTCACGATCTGTTTGAGCGGATGATCCGTGGCGAACTCATCGGGCGCGTTCACCCCGACCTCGCGCCGTACGTCCGGCATTTCGCGGAGTTCCTTGAGGTCGTGAACCCTGAGCTAGTCCGCGCTGAGGATGTGGCATGGTCCGACACCCACAAGTACGCCGGATCCTTTGACGCCATCCTCCGCGTGTGGCTCGACGAGGACAACAAACCGACCCCGGACCGTTCGGGCACTCCCGCGCTCCTCATGGCCGACTGGAAGACCTCTAAGGCCACCTACCCGGACGTGGCCCTACAGATGGCGGCATACGCCTACGCCGACCGCATCGTTGCGCCGGACGGGTCGAGTGAGCCGATGCCGGAGTTTGACGGCGCTGCGGTGCTGCACATCACTGCCGATCAGTGGGCATTCAAGCCCGTCCTCGTCAATGACGAGGTGTTCGCGCAGTTCCTCCACCTGCGGGCAACATTCGATTGGGACCGGGAGACGAGTAAGACCGTCATCGGTAAGCCGCTTGCTGCGGGCGGGACCTCGTTCGTGACTGGCACTCAGCGGCGGGGGAAGTAGGTGACCGAGTTCGTTCCGTGGCCCAAGACCAAGCGACTTTTCCGAGAGATCGTCATCACGGAAAAGATCGACGGCACCAACGCTGCCATTCACGTGGACGAGGCGGGCTATGCCGTTGCGACGCAGTCCCGAAACCGGCTCATCACTCCTGAGGCTGACAACTACGGGTTTGCCCGCTGGGTGTACGAGCATGCGGCGGAGCTTGGGATGCTGCTCGGCCCCGGGGTCCACTTCGGCGAATGGTGGGGGAGGGGTATCCAGCGAAACTACGGCCTCTCTGAGCGCCGTTTCTCGCTCTTCAATACTGCGACCCATGCAGCGCTTAACGCGACCGTGGGCGACGTCCCCGTGGGTCCCGTGCCGGTGCTGTATGTGGGCCCGTTCAGTGAGCGGAAGATCACGGAATGGCTCGACGAAATGGCCGATCTCGGTTCCGTCGCCGCCCCGGGATTCACGAACGCTGAGGGTGTGTGCATCTTTCATACGCAGACTCGCAACGTGTTCAAGGTGACCCTTGACGCGAACGATGCGGGCAAGTGGGAAGCGCGCTAGAGACCCCCTCTCAGATGTAAGTACGGGGCGAGCAAGGGCCGGTAAGCACCTCCCAAATTTGGGAGGTCACCCCCTTGCTCGCTCCCACCAATCACAGACATTCAGAGTGAGGTCACACAGTATGGGCGTCCGCATTTTCGAAACCGACCCCGACGCTAAGCCTAAGCCTCGTCGACAGTTCGCCAACGACGTTGCGTTTCAGTTCCGTTCGGGTCGCATGGCCAACAACCGGCCTCAGTCGCTTGCGGATTGGCGCGTCACTTCCGGTGACCCTGAGGTAGCCAAGGCAATCTCGCTCCTTATGGGCGGCACGGTCGACGAGTGGGAAACCTCTAAGGAGGATTTCCTAGAGGTGCTCACCGACACGAACGCCGTGCAGGTGGTCATCGACGGCACTAAGGCCATCAACGCGCGGATGATCCTTTGGGGACGTTCCGGCCCGATCCATGAGTGTGACGGTGTTGAGTTCCTCTCGCCGGACGAGGACCGTGGTACGCCGTGCGGTTGTCCGCCGCTCCTCGCCGACCGTAAGGCGGCTGCTCGCGCGGGTCGTGGTCCGCAGCCCAATACGACTGTCTCTTTCCGTCTCGCCGAGGATTACGAGCTCGGCATCGGCAAGTTCACCTCGACCTCGTGGGACCTCGTCTCTGTGCTGCACGAGATAGAGGATGAGCTTGAGCGCATCGGGGGAGAGGCGCTCTGCACGCTGAGTCTCGAACTAGTCCAGTTCACCACCTCGGCCGGTAAGAACGTTGAGTACCGCAAGCCGGTAATCAAGGTTCTCAAGTCCTGGAATGACGCGATTGCCGAGGAGCGCTGAGCATGGGCAAGCGAGGAACTGTCACTGACTATGCGGGGGATGAGCTGTACCGGGGTGACCTCGTCAGCTACGCGACCCGTAACGGCAACCGTGTGCGCATGTCTGACGCCCTCGTCGAGCGGGTCACGGCCCGTGTTGAGGCTGGCAGGCTGCGCCCGATGCTGTATGTGAAGCCAACCGGCAACGAGTCGGGTTTCGTCAAGAGGCGTACTCAGCGCGGTGTGTGGATCGCCGCTGAACATGTGCGCCTCGTCTCGCCGGGCGCTGAGTTCGTCGACTAGGGGCTAGCGCCCATCAATCTTGCCCGGCAAGTGCCTCTCGGTGCTTGCCGGGCATTTGTGTTTCGGAGGTTTGGTGACCCTGCATATCAGCCGCTACTACGGACCGGCATTGGGGGACGTTCGCGCCCTCGGTGCGGGGGACACGGTGCGGTTGCTGAACGAGGCACGTACGAGGCCGGATTGGGCCCGATACGTGGACGCGATAGCGCATGCGGTGAGCCGTGGCGCAGAGGTGAGGTGGCTTCAGTGACAGCATTCTTCGCTGGCATGTTCTGTGGGCTGACACTGTATTACGTGACGTGGGGAGGGCTCAAGCGGTGAAGGTGTGTCGGCTATGCGGGCGGGGAAAGCCCGCCGATCAGTTCCTTGCCGGTAAGGCCAAGCGACCCTCAAGCACATGTGCCACATGTCGCCGGAAGCTACAGGCGCAGCATCGCCGCAGCTACTACGCCTCGTTGCCCCCGGACAAGAGGCATGAGCTAACCCACAAGCGCCGTGCTGAGGCTGCGGGTGTCGAGCATGTCCCTTACTCCCGTACGGCCATCCTCGCCCGCTGGAAGCACATGTGTGCCTACTGCGACGCGTTCGCCACTCACCTTGACCACGTGCAGCCAATTGCCAAGGGTGGTGCGGACGTTGAGGCGAACATCGTTCCGGCATGCGCTCCGTGCAACCTCAGCAAGGGTGCCAAGACACTAGCTGAGTGGTCTGAGACGTTCGGGTACGTCCCGCCGTTCTAGAGACGCCCTCTCATACCTGAGTGAAGAGAGGAAAGGTCAACCCACATGCAGTTCTCTGATGTGCTCGCACGCTTCACTCAGGTATCGGAGGAAGCGGACGGCGGGTATCTCGCGCAGTGTCCGGCGCACGCTGATTCTCGGCCGTCGCTCCGCATATGGCGCGGCGATGACAACAAGGTTCGCCTCACCTGCCGTTCGGGCTGTAAGTCCGATGACGTGGTCAAGGCTGCAAACCTGACGTGGCCGGACATGTTCGACGTGACGGGGGAGGGGCTCACGGTAGCCAAGGAAAAGCCGGTCCTCGTCGGCCCCGGTCCAACTGCCGCACTGCGCATGTACGTTGAGGAAACGTCGCATGCACTGCTCGACTACGACAACACATGGTCGGCAAAGGCACGGGCGTACGTCGACGAACGGTTCGGGCTGGACGCCGACACGGCATGCGAACTGTTTCTCGGGGTGGACCCTGGGGAGTACTCCGCCGGTAAGCATCGGTTCCCGTACCGGTCTCGTGCGTTCACCTCGTACCCGCGCCTCACGGTGCCTCTCGTCGGTTTCGACGGAGTCATACGCGGACTACAGGGGCGCGACCTTTCCGGCGACTGCCCGGGACGGTGGGTGTCGCTCCGCAACCCTGACGGGCATCGGTGGGCCCCGTACGGCGTTTTCAAGGGTGAGGGTGGGTATGGAGTCACCCTCGTGTCTGAGGGGCCCGGAGACGGGCTCACAGCGGTTTCTGTTGGCTACAACGCGGTTGCCGTGCGAGGTGCCAGTCTCGCCAGTAGCCCGGAACTCATCGCCGAGCTTGCCGAGGGGCTCAAGGGCTCGCAGGTAATCGCGTGCGGCGACAACGACGAGGCCGGGCAGCGATTCAACCGCATGCTTGCCAAGGGTCTCGCCGAGCATGGCCTCAAGGTCTACGCGTTGCCGATTCCGACCCCCAAGGATGACCTCACTAAGTGGCGTGAGCGAGACCCTCATTCCTTCCCTCTCGCGCTGCACCGTGCCGTCAAGTCGGCGGGACCCGTGCAGGATTCGGCCGAAGCTGCGGCAGAGGCGGTATCCGCTGAACTCACGGACTTGACCGGCGCCGACGTAGTGAGCCGGGACCAAGGTACGGAAGCGGCTCGCATTCTCGCTGGTCTCATTAACCGCTACGGCGAGTCTGACGCGATGAACGCTCACGCCCTCGTCGCATGGTCGGACGGCCGTATCAAGTACGCCCCCGGGCTGGGCTACTACGTGTGGAACGGCCGGACATGGGAGCGGTCTGAGGTCAAGATCAGGCAGGAAATACATCGCATGGGCGCTGCCCTCGTGCTCGCGGGGGAGACTCAAAAGGCGCGCGGTTTCACCATGACGACTCGCATTGATGCCCTCATGACTGAGCTGCGCTCGGTGCCCACGGTGCATGTCGACGCGTCGGCGTTCGACGCTCGCCCCGACCTGCTGAGTTTCCGCAACGGAACGGTCGACCTGCGCACGGGGACGCTCGCGCCACATGCCAAGGAAGACATGCTCACGTACGCCCTAGACATCGACTACCGCGCGGATGCGACGTGCGCCCGTTGGGAATCGTTCCTGTCTGAGATCTTCCCCGAGAATCCCGAACTCACCGACTACATGCGCCGACTCGTCGGCTACGGCATCACCGGCCACGTCACGGAACAAGCTTTCTGTGTCCTGTGGGGGAAGGGTGCCAACGGCAAGAGTGTCCTCACTGACACCCTCACCGCTGTGTTCCGCACGATCAGTAAGACCACGGGCTTTGCCACGTTCGAGGAAAAGTCGTCGGGCGGTATCCCCAACGACATTGCGGCGCTGCGAGGTGCTCGCCTCGTCATGGCTTCCGAGGGTGAAAGCGGCAAGCCGATGAGCGAGGCAATCCTCAAGCGGGTCACCGGTAAGGACATGATCAGCGCTCGGTTCCTTCGGCAAGAGTTCTTTGAGTTCAAGCCGTCCTTTCTCCTCATGCTCGCGACCAACCACAAGCCTCGTTTCCGGGGTCAAGACGAGGGTCTGTGGCGACGCGTCAAGATGATCCCGTTCAAGCGCTGGTTTGCGCCCCATGAGCGGGACCACGCCCTTGACGCAAAGCTACTGGCTGAGTCTGAGGGCATCGCCGCATGGGCCGTACGAGGTGCGGTCGAGTGGTTTGCCGACGGGCTACAGGATCCGGACGTAATCAAGAGCGCCGTGCAGGAATACAAGGAAACCAGCGATGCACTCGCCGGGTTCTTCCCCGGCACCCTTGAGCGGGTTCCTGAGGCGACCCTCAACGGTGACGAGGCGTACAACGCTTACCGGGACTGGTGTGAGGCCGAGGGGCTACAGCAGCGCGAGGTGTGGACCCGCCGCACGTTCTACGCGGCCATGGAAGAGCGAGGGGCGTTCCGCAAGAAGACCATGAAGGGGATTGCCCTCGTCGGGGTGCGCATCGCCAACGCGTCGACCCCGGTAAGTGGTCCCGGGATCCTCGGTAAGTAGTCATCGGCCCGTCGGGGAGCACCTCCCAAATTTGGTAGGTGCTCCCTTTGGCTTGCGCAGCAAGGGGAGACACATGAGGGTTTACAGGCATGCCGTCGCGGGTGACGTCGTCGAGGTGCTCATACCCGAGACGCTCGACGACTTGTTCGCGTTCAAGGACTGGCTTACTGAGGCCAACGAGCGCGGACCGGTAGCGGTCGACACCGAGACAACCGGGCTCAACATCTACAGTCCCGGATACCGTTTGCGCACCGTGCAGTTCGGCGACCGGGACACTGCATGGGTCATCCATTGGGAGCGCGGGGGAGCGTTCGTCAACGCTGCTCGTTGGGCACTGCGCATCCTCGATCATGTGCTCATCCACAACGCGCCGTTTGACTGGCTCGTGTTGGACGAACACGCCGGGATCCCCCTTGAGTCGCTCGCACCTCGCACGACAGACACAAAGCTGAAAGCGTCCCTCGTCGACCCCCGGCAACCGCAAGAGGGTGGCATCGGAACGGGCCTCAAGCCCCTCAGCGCTTACTACATTGACCCCTCGTCGCCGGACACTCAGGGCGACCTCACGGCGGTATTCCGGTCCCTGGGTTTGACCAAGGCAACCGGGTGGGCGGGTATCCCGCTGGACCACCCAACTTACAACCTCTATGCGGGACTTGACGTCATCCTCGGCTCGCGCATCGACGTGGCCCTGAGTGCTGAACTTGAGCGCCGAGGTGTGCGACCCGAGCTAGTCCAGTACGAGCATGAGCTAGCCCGTATCTGCTCTCTCATGATGCGTACAGGCCTCGTGCTCGACGAGGCGTACACACGCGGGTTGCGCGGCCACCTGCGCGACGAGGCAGAGCATTTCGAGCACGTGGCGGCGACCTACGGCGTAGCCAACGTCAACAGCACGGCCCAAGTGGCTGAGGCGCTCGGCGCCATGGGGGAGACCCTCACTGAGCGGACTGCGTCGGGCAACGTCAAGGTTGACAAGGCTGTCTTGCTGTCGCTCGCCGACATGTCGATGCAGTGGGAGCGGACGGGCCTACGTGCTCCAAACCCGTTGGCTGAGGCAGTAGTTAGGGCCAAGCGTGCGGGCAAGTGGCGTTCCGCGTACGCCGACACGTTCCTTGAGACGGTCGACACCAACGGGCGCGTGCATCCCATGATCAACACCATGCAGGCGCGCACGGGACGCATGTCTATCTCCGGGCTCGCTCTGCAAACGCTGCCCTCGTCTGACCACATGATCCGCCGTGCGCTACTCGCCGACGAGGGTCACGTCATGGTGTCGACTGACTTTGCGGCCGTCGAGCTACGTGTGTTGGCAGCGCTCGCAGATGTCACACGTATGAAGGAAGCGATTCGCGCCGGACGTGACTTGCACGACTTCACCGCTGGCCTCGTGTTCGGCCCCGGGTTTACCAAGCAACACCGCAAGATCTCCAAGGGGATTGCGTTCGGCAAGGTGTACGGCGGTGGGGCGCAGACGATCTCCCGTCAGACCGGTGCACCGTATGACGAGGTTGTACGGGCCCTAGCCGCGTATGACCGGGCGTACCCGGAGATTAAGCGGTTCGCCAATCGTCACCAGCGGGAAGCGCGAGCCAACGGCATGGTCACCGTGACCGTGACGGGTCGACACCTCCCGCTGGACCGGGACCGGGCATACGCCGTGACCAACTATCAGGTGCAGTCTGCGGCGCGTGATGTGCTCGGACAAGCACTCATCAACTGCGACGAGGCCGGGCTAACTCCCTACCTCCGCTTGCCGATTCACGACGAGTTGCTTGCGAGTGTGCCGCGCAACGAGGCGAGCGAGTATGCGCGCGAGATTGAGCGCTGCATGCGCATGCATCTCGGGGGAGTGCCCATCGACGCTGAGGCGGAGATCGGCGGCCGTTCTTGGGGATCCCTGTACGGGGCCGACTACTGAGCAGCCGAGGGGGTCACGTGTTCTACCGGCGACCGCGCGAGCGCGTGACCCCCTCACGTCCCGAACTGTACGCAATGTGGGCAGATGCGGACGCATGGGCGTGCATCTACTGCGGGGCGCCATGGACGCAGGTTGATCATTTCGTGCCGCTGGCCCGTGGGGGAGAGGACACCCTCGGCAATTGCTGGCCAAGTTGCACGGCGTGTAACCAAAGCAAGTCAGACCGTGACCCTATGGAGTGGCTGAGGGGGCACCTCCCAAATTTGGGAGGTGATGTGGGTCACATTCGATGGGCCTCCGCGTAGCGAGTTGAGCAAAAACATGAGAATCGCTCACCTTTTTCGGTTCTGGCTACCGCCGCGTAACTGTCGAGTCACTCACGACACCTGACGTCATGCCAGGGGATGAGTCACGTATCGGTACGTGCATCTCACACATCCTTTACGACCTCAACTCGGTCTCCACAGCACCTAACAACCGCACTAGCACCACCTACCGAACTGGGTGTGTAGTGCTGAACACGACGACATGCCGATGCGCAAGCGGAATCGCCGTGCACCACCCGGAAGGAACCTAGGCGCGTGATCCGTCACGCCCTCGGCCAAATCCTCGTGTGACGCACGTCACCACTTGCGCCCCCTTCCGGGCTAGAGACGCCCTCTCAGACCTCAGTAACGAGGTCCCCCGGAAGGAACAGAGCACATGTCGAGCTACCCCACGATCACCGCCGACGACGTCATCAACGCGAAGAACAACGACGCGACGGCTTGCCGCACGATCATCGACGGCACCGAGGGCATGGTTAAGAAACTCTCGTACGACGCTTGCCGTAAGGCTTCCCGCCTTGACCTCGTCGAGGACATGGAGCAGCACGCCCGGCTGACCGTGTGGGAGGCCGTACGGGACTACGAGGGCCGCAACGGTGCCGTCTTCACCACCTACCTCTACCGCTCGATATCCGGCGCCCTTGACGACGAGATGCGCCGTGTCACTCGCCCCGGGGTCGGGCACGAAGCAATGAAGACGTTCACGCGCTGCCTGAGCATCGCTGAGGGCGACGTGCGAGCCGCTGAGCGTCTGTGCACTGTGTCCGGCGAGAAGCGCCGTTTGAGCCCCGAGCTTGCCCGCGCTACCCGCCTCGCTTGGGAGGGCGCTGCGAGCCTCGATATGCCCGCTGAGGACACCGACGGGGGAGCGGCGACCCTGGGGGACCTGATCGCCGACCCGTACGGCTACGGGGTGCCTGAGGACCTCGTCGAGGCTTCCGACGTAGCCGCCGGGCAGCGTCAGAGGAACAAGGATCTCGCTCACGCGCTCCTCGCGCTCACCTCCGAGCGGCGCCGGTTCATTCTCAAGGCAACGTACGGCATTGACCCCGTGCCGTTCTTTGAGGACGACAACGAGATTGCCGCGTACCTGGGGATCACCCGTAGCACGGTCGGCAACACCCGGGCGCAAGCGCTGGAGACGCTCCGCAACAAGGGTGAGGCGCTCCTCAATGCGTGACCCGTGGTGGGTGGCCCATTGGGTGTGGTTCACGGGCCTAGGCACGGTCGTGTTCGTGCTGACACTCCTGTTTCAGTCCCTCGGCATTTACTCCCGCTAGGGGCTAGAGACGCCCTCTCAGACCAAATCAGAGACACCCGCACAGAGGAGAAATTCAGTGTTCTTCGAGTTCAACCAAAACAACAGCGGCGGCGGTTTCGACTATGACGCGTCGCGCGGTATCGGGCGGCACGTGATCGTTGAGGCGCGCAACGAGGACGAGGCCAACGACCGTGCCGGACGGATCGGCCTCTACTTCGACGGCGCCGACGACTACGGACCGGATTGCAGTTGCTGCGGCGACCGCTGGTACCGGGCGTGGGCGCACTCGGGCACCGACACACCGATCATCTACGGCGAGCCCGTGGACGAGGAATACCGGCTCTCGCTGGGCAAGGACACGCCGGAAGTGTTCGTGCACTACGCCGACGGCCGGATAGCGGGCTACGAGGCGCGCTAGAGACGCCCTCTCACACCTAAGTACCGCCCCGGTAGTTCAAGCGGCAGAACACCCCCGCCATTCAAGGGGGAGGCTGCGGGTTCGAATCCCGCCCGGGGCGCTCCGCACCACCAAATCAGAGGAGAAACAGAAATGACTTACACCCTTCCCGGCGGTGGCCGTATCCAGTACATCCGCACCGACGCGGACACCGTTGAGTTCATCCACTACAACCGCAACGACGAGGTCACCGCCACGGTTCGTAAGAGCCTCGCGGAGGCCGGTCCACTGATCGCCGCTCTCGTGGTGGCTGAGACCGCGCTTTCGTAAACCAGCGGCGGGACCGGAAAGCGAGCCTGACATGGGCAAGCGGTTTATGCCCGCGCTTGACGAGATTGACTCCGGTGCGCACCCGACGCTCGGGGTGAGGGAATCAGCGGAGAGGCTTGAGGCGCTGGAAAGCCTCAGCCTCTCCCGCTTGCTCGACGAACACGACGACGAGGCGAACGAACATGGGTGGGATTAGGAAGATGACGAACCTCAAGGAAACGCGAGAGGTCAAGGCTGAACTAACGGCCGAAAAGGGTGGGCGGGTGCTTGCCTGGCACAACGACCGCGAGCCGGGACATGTCTCCCTCGCCGTTGTGGGCGACCGGGCCAAGATGACCCCGACCGAAGCCAAGGCGCTCGGTGAGTGGCTGATTCGCAATGCGGATGCGGTGCAGGTAACGAGCGCGCTGCATTCCTCGTCCGCTATCCGCACACCCGCTTACGGGTCGACCCCGTCTTTTCACCGATAGGGGCCGCTGAGTGTCTAAGAGATCAGATCTTGAGCGTCCCCTCGGGCGCCTCTCCGTCATCCTCGACAACGACGGCGAGCTACGGCTCATCTTCGGCATGGAAACAGCGTTCCTCGACGCATCCTCCGCGCGTGATCTAGCACGTATCTTGATCACCCTTGCGGATGAGGCGGACGACATCACAGGTAACGGCACCGTTACCGAACTGAGTGAGCCTGCCGCCGAGCGTAGCGATACGGAGTACATCGCCGATCGCGCCGACATTTGGCGGGTCGCTCGCGGACTGCTGACCGGCGCGGAGCACGAGGCAGAGGACGTAGTCATCCTCGCGCGCTTCCTAGCGGGTGATGGACTGTGAGCTTCCGTACGTGGCACCTCGTCCCGACGGCCCTTGCAACGGGCCTCACGGCCCTCGTGACGGCCGGAGCGGTTGGGGTGAGTCTCCTCGCCGCACCCTCGGATGCTGGGCCCTCTGTGGCCCCCTCAGCGCCCCTGACGCGCAGTGCGAGCCCTAGCCCCTCCTCGCCGCCGAGCACAAAGGCCAAGCGCAAGGTTCGCCACAAGGTGAAACCCACCCGCAAGCCGAGGGCAACGCCGACCGCAACCAAGCGGGCAACGCCACGTGCGACGAGGAGCACCTCCCGACCGCTGGACGTGCGGCCCATTGCAGCCAAGGCACTAGCCAAGGCAATGCTTGCGCAGCGTGGATGGGGCGGACAGTGGTCGGCGTTCAACGCGCTGGAAATGGGGGAGGCGGGATGGAACTCCCGCGCCGTCAACCCCTCGTCCGGGGCGTGCGGGCTACCTCAAGCGCTGCCCTGTAGCAAGTTGCCGAACGGGGTCGGTACGCCGATCGGCGGGCAACTCACTTGGATGCTCGACTACATAGCCCGGAACTACGGGTCACCTGCCAAGGCTTACGCTGCCTGGCTTTCGCGCTCGCCGCACTGGTACTGATCAACGGGAAGCACCTCCCAAATTTGGGAGGTGCTTCCTTGGTAGGGGAGAGACTTTGCACGTCGATGTGCTAGCTGCAACGCTCGTCAATGAGTACGTGATGCGTAGGGCCTACGGGTACGAGGTGTTCGAGGGCGAGGAGCAAGCGACCGACCTTGACGCGCTCGGGGAGGCTGCGGGACGCATCTGTTACAAGTCCTTCGGCCGGAAGAATGCGGCGACCGCCGCTAACCCTGACTACCTCGCAAACATCATCGCTCAAGGGCATTTCAGCGTCATGGAACATGCGTCCGTGACGTTCCTCGTCCGGGGCGTAAGTCGGGCGCTCCTAACGGAGTTGACGAGGCATCGGCACTTGAGTTTCTCGGTCGTGTCACAGCGCTACGTCGACTACAGCGCTACGCGGCCCGTGATTCCTCCGGCGGTCGCCGAGGTGCCCGGAATGGCTGAGCACCTTGAGCGCGAGTATGACCGTGCCGTCAAGGCGTATGAGGACTACGTCGAGACGCTGCGGGGGAGGGGTCTAAGTCGTAAGGCTGCGCGGGAAGCGGCTCGCGCCGTACTGCCCAACGCCGCCCCGGTCGACATGATCGTTACCGGCAACCTGCGCGCATGGCGCGATGTGCTCGGCAAGCGTTGGCACGTAGCGGCTGACGCTGAGATACGAGAGTTCGCCGGGCTCATCCTCGGCAACCTGAGGCGACTCGCCCCGGGAAGCGTGCAAGACATTCCGACCGAACCTTACGGAGGCTGACCTATGCTCGATGACGTCTACTACAACCCAGAAAAGTTCGGCCTCACGATCATTGGTGACGTCGACACGGCAGGCTCGTATGCGTTCTACATGTTGGCCGTATGGCAGCGTGACGAGGACGGGGCCCTTTTCTGGCAGACCGATAGCGGGTGTTCCTGCCCGTCGCCGTTTGAGGACGTGCACAGCGTTGAGGGTTTGAATCCGATAACCGACGCTGCGGCATTCGCCGCTGAGGCACGCAAGTGGTTGCGTGAGCAGTACAAGCCGGGCGCGAATGATCGAGACGCCGTTGAGCGACTCATCCGAAAGGTGCGTGAGCGTGAGCGTAAATCCCTTTAAGCCCTTGACGCGCGATCAGGTTTCCGTGCTCATCGATATGGTCGCCGAATGGCGAGACAAAGACCGGCACGCGGAACTTGAGCACGAACGAGGCTATGACGCTGAGCAACTCGACGCGTTCTATGCGCTAGCGGCCCTCGTCGACGCTGAGGCCCGTAAGCGCCGGATCACTTACTTCTAGGGGAGCCGTTGACCGACCGCCCAACCTGGGACGCGTACTTTCTCGCCGGTGCGGCATGGGCAGCGACTCGCGCCGACTGCACCCGGGCTCAAGTTGGTGCCGTCCTCGTGAACGGTGCCAACGAGGTGCGGGGGACTGGTTACAACGGTGCCCCGCCGGGCGTGCCCGGTTGTGCCTCAGCGGGTGCGTGCCCGCGCGGAAAGCACACGCGCATGCCGTTGCCTAACCTGGTGGGGCTGCATAACTGCCTATGCGGTAAGGGGTGGCCATGCCCGGATGCGGTCGAGCCGGACAGCGACTATGCGAACTGCGTGGCCGATCACGCCGAACGCAATGCCATTCGGCACACTCCGCACGCTGAGCTAGTCGGCGCGACCCTGTACGTGACCCGCGAGCCGTGCCCGGGGTGCTGGACGCTGATACGGGCGTGCGGCATTCAGCGGGTTGTGACACCCATCACAGAGTACGAGCGTCCATGAGGAACACCCCCGGTACCCGCCGGGGGTGTTTTTATGCCCTCTGACCTGCGATTATCACTCTCCGAAATGCCGGCGGCGACGCTCTGTAATGTGACGCGCACCACACTGAGGACCTCCCAAATTTGGGAGGTGGTGTGTATGGTGGCCACATCGTTTTTGGACAAGGGAGGGGCGGGAATGATCCGTCATCAGGAAAACGTCAAGTGGGCCGACGACGTGCGGGCCGTCAAGGATGGCGACACGTACACGTTTGAGATCGACATCACCACCATGGGCGGCATCGGCAAGACCCTCAAGTTCCGTCACACGGATGTCGTCCAACTGTTCTCCCTCATCGCCGGTAGCGTCCAGGAAATCCCGCTAGAGGAGCGGGAGGCGAGTTTCAAGGCGTGCATGACTCGCAAGATCGAGGCGCGCAAGCTCACCTCGTCTTGATCTTGTGGTATGGTTCTCTCGTAACAACAACTCCAGAGAGGCGCCAAATGAGCGAGCACGACGAACTTGCGGCACTGACTCAGCGCGTGGATGCGGTCGACCGGAAGGTTGGCCACATAGAGGCGGTAAACGCGATGAACACAGCGCAGGTTCTCACCTCACTCGATTCGTTCCGAACGGCCGTACATGCTCAGCTCACTGACCTGAGGACGGACGTAAAGGAACTTAAGACCGGTCAAGCTCAGATCATCGAGATGCTGAGTCAACTGATCGGAAAGGACGCCAGCAAGTAACCAGGGAACCCCTCGCTTCGGCGGGGGGTTTCTTGCGTGTCACCTCCCAAATTTGGGAGGTGGGTTGTATGGGGGCGCGGCACCGTGCTTTACTGGTGGCACACCGAACGAACGGAGCAAGACAGTGAACGCACGACCCAAGACCAAGGCAGCGAAGAACATCAAGGCGGGGGAGTGGCTGGAGTTCGGCGGACTCGCCTACCTCGCGGGGAGGCCGAGCGCGGACGAGGAAACGGTTTGGATCCCTCTCGGGTACGGGGGCGTGGAACTCCGGCCCAATGCGCGAGTGAAAATGCACTACGAGGACTGACAGAGAACCCCCGGTCACCCCGGGGGTTTTTTGCTGTCCGGAGCACCTCCCAAATTTGGGAGGTGGGTTGCGCGGGGGAGTGGAGCCGTGCTTAGATCTGCACATCGGCCGGAACACCGGCCCTAACCGAGGGAGTCACCATGAACGCCGCGACCGTCACCTACGTCACCGCGACCGCCGTTGTCTCTGCCAACCGGGGTGCCTTTACCGTCCGGGACCTCAGCGCGCAGATCACCCGCCGATCGCTCAAGTCGGGCGCCGTCCGTGTCCGTATCACCCTCTCCGAGTTCCGCTCGGCCAAGGTAACCGTCACGGCGACTGAGTTCCGTGACCTCCCGCGCGCTGAGGCTGACGCGCTGTTCGACGCGCAGATAGAGAAGTGGAAGACTGCGGCTCTCTGAGGGTCTTGCAGGTTCGGGGTGGGTACACGGTCCACCCCGGGCCCGTTTGGCGCTCAGAACGGCAAGGAGAGGCTTTTGAACGAGGAACTCAGACCCGGTGTCCGCGTGCACAACTGGGAGTACGACTACAACGGCAAGCCCGTACGCAAGATCGGCCCCGGGCGCTGGCTTGTTGAGACCGATCGAGGGGTGCCGGTCGAGGCGGATGAGCACCACCTTGAGGTGATCGAGGGGGAGTGAGCTAAGCCACACGGGAATCACCTACCAAATTTGGGAGGTGGCTTGCGTGTGGCTGCGCCATGCCCTAACGTCTTCCTTGTCAGCAAGGAACGCAGCAAGGGGAGCGGCAATGAACATCACGGCAACCGAGACAAACGGCAAGCACTCCGCGCGGGTGAGCGCCGGTGACGCCGTGCTGTTCGTCACTCCCGCTTACTACACTGCGGAGATGGCAACCAGCGCCGCGCGGTGCTGGGTTGCATTCCACGGAGAGGCCACGAAGATGCCCACCTACACGATCGCGTACGACCCTATCGACGCTGCGGGAGGTCGCCGGGCCATCGGTCGCTCGACCAACGGAAAGCTTGTCGTAACGGAGTACGCCACGAAGGAGGATGCTTGGAAGGCTGTTCAGCAGACGTCCTACAACGAGCCTGTGACCGTCCTTGAGGACGGCGAGCCGGTCGCCTCGTTCTACTGGCTGTGGGCCGGTGAGGAGCAGGTACCGGGTAAGCGGAACATGGTTCGGCGAGTCTCGAACCTGTGCAAGTGGACGAGGGCCGGATGGACGCCGACCGGAGTGCAGGCGGTAGGCACCGGGAAGTTCAGGTTCGTACGGGTGGCCTAGGGGCTGCGAGGAGCACCTCCCAAATTTGGGAGGTGCTCTTTTTTGCATTTAAGCTACCGCTCAGTAACAAACACGGTTCGGCAATGCCGAATGTCGATCAGCCGACAGGAACTTTGCTGAAAACTTTATAAACGGCGTTGCTAATGCTCTGACCTGCGCATACGCCCGCTCGCACCTGTGTGAAGGCTGTGTGAACGTCGGTAACGGACTCATGTACTCCGCTTACTGTTGCTTTACCCACCGTGGGTTTGATCTGAAAGGTAGGGGCGTCCCCATGCGCACTCTGCTGAAAGCCGGAATTCGCGTTCCGGCATACGTGCCAACCATCGGCCTCCACGTGCAAGTTTCGTCGCCGATGACAGTCACCAACAATTGGCACTGGATGCCTCTCGATGGGTGTGCGCCGCATGCCGTCGAGGTGGTCCACACCCGCCACGAGCTAGAACGTGTCCTGCTGTCGTACGGCCCGTGGGTCGCAACGATGCTCGTACGCGCGTCCTCGTCCCCCCGGTTTCGCATCATGGCCCGTGGTCTGTTCACGGGTCGCTTGCTCGGCCAGTACGCATGGGCGTGGAACCCCTTGCACGGCCAGTACGAGGCCGAGCCCGAACCCTGGATCGTCTGGAGTAAGTCATCGAGTGCCAACCCCTCAGCGCCCACGTTCCCGGGCTACACGCTGAGCGGCCTCAGTCGGTATGCGCGCGCCGTCCTAGGCGAGGTGACCCAGGGGCTCCCGCGCTTGGGTATCGACCTGCGGAGCACCGTCCGCCCGCTGGACGCGATTCCGGAGCAGATACCGCACGTCCGAGACAAGGAGGATGTGCCGCACGAGGACGCGTTGCCTGATCTGTACGGACTCCCGTCGGGCGAGGTGGCATAGGCCCCGCCGAGGGGCTACAGGGGCCCTCAGGGGCTCCGCGAGGGGTGTTGGGGAGTGGAACCCGTAGAGGCCGCTACGGGGCCACAGAGGGGCGCACAGGGCCCGTTGGGCGCCCGGTAGGCTCCCTGGTATGGATGACGAGATGGACGTAATCAGCCCGCCCAAGATCAAGACTTTCAGCGACACGGCGGAGTTGCTGGCCAAATTGGAGGGCCGGGCGGCGATGTGGGAGCGCGTAGCGCGGGAGAACAAGGAACGCGCCGAGGAATTCGAACGCGCCGCCCGAGAGATCAGGGACGGCGCATCAACCGTGGTTGTAGGGCGTACAACCTACGTGGTGGGGGAGTAGCCTGATTCAACTAGTCCGGTAACGGACCGGACCTGACGTCTAGTTAGGACAACCGAAAATGCCAGTCAGCGGACAGCGTGAAAGCGCTGAGAATGTCGCTGCATCCGAGCTCACCGGCCCGGAGCAAGTGACATTTGATCAAGGTCGGTGGGCTTTTTGCGTGCTCGGGGCAGGTGCCGCATGAGCGAATTCCTGGTCATCAAACTCCCCGATGTCGGCGCCCTAGTGCTCGACACAGCGACCGGAAAGACCGGCCGGTTCATGGGGGAGTGGTGCGGGCAAGCCATGCTCCGCCCCGATGGTGGTGGCCAAGAATGGTCGGCGCTCCCCGGGCAGATCATCCCGGGCGGGGAGGCAGCGTGAACGCCGGACCCACCATGCCGAACGAGGGATACACAGCGGCATGGGCGGCGTACATCGAGCACGTCAAGCCCTTGCAAGAGGGTGCCGCGCCGTGTCACATCTGCGTACGCGCCGCCGGGCCTAACGAGGGTTGCAGTCTGGGCCGAGGGCTCTATGGCGCCTACCGGCTCGCGAGGATCGGCAAGCCCATAACAGCAGGTTGAACAGAAGGGAGCCCCGGGGTGCCCCATGACACCCCGGGGCTTGCAGCACACCGTAAGCCCCGATCGGGATCCCCGCCCGTCGGGGCTTTCTGCTGCCCGCCGACAACTACCCCCTTGCATCATGGTTTCTTCGAAATCCGTGATGAAAAGGGGTAGTCTCTCTACAGCACGTCTGACCAGGGGAGGAACCATGCAACGCGCCGACTACCAGGGGCTCAAGGCACTTGGGTTCGAGGATGAGGAGCTAGCCGCGCTAGGCCTGCTCACGCCAGCGACGGCACCCCCCGAGCGGCTGGTAGAAGCGTACTTGCGCCGCAGCAAGAAGCGCGAGGATCTCGCCACCATGCGGCAGCACCTCCGCGACATCTGCCGCCACCGCTGGCCGGACGGCTACCAGATCCGCCACGTCTGGTTCGAGCAACTGTCGGCATCCAAGCTCTACGTCCGGCGCCCGGAGTTCGAGAAAGCCACGCAAGCCGTTTTCGACGGCAAGTCCAAGACCCTCGCGTTCTGGAAGACCGACCGGTTCGACCGGCGAGGCATGGGTGCGGTGGGCCGCATGCTCGACGAGTTCGACCGTCGGCGCGCTGGCCTCGTGAGCGTCACCGAGGGGCTCGACAGTCGGCAACAAGGCGCCCGAATTGTCTTTGCCATCCTCAGCGAACGGGCACGCGAGGAAGCCAAAGACATCGCCCTCCGCGTGAACACCGGCCTAGCCGCACACCGGCACGAGGGACGGCGCGGAACTGGACTGCCGCCGTTCGGGCTGGCAAGCCCAAGGCTCGCCGACGGAAAGGCAAGCGGACTGGTCGCCCACCATCCCACCGAATACCAGAGTGCCCGCCGACTCGCCGATTTGCTGCTTGGCAAATGGGTCACCGAGGAAGGCAAGCCGGGCGAGAAACTCTCGGGGAATTCCGCCGCAAAGCAGATGAACGCCGAGGGACACCGACTGCGCACCGGCGCGCTATTCACCGCATCCTCGGTAAGCCGAATTGTGCAGAGCCCTCTATGGGGCGGAATGGTGCCGTTGACCGAAAGAGTTCAGGACGAGCACGGGAATCCCACAGGTAAATGGAAGTCCACCCATGAGCCTCTGCTCGACGCAAAAGGCAACGCAGTCCAGTGCGGAGAGGGAGTAGTCACCCCCGGGGAGTGGTACGCGATCAAAGCAGGTTTCGCCGAACGCACCTCCGAGGGTGACGCGAACAGCGGAGCAATGCGCGGACGGCGCGCGGCTGAATACCTGCTCACCAGCATTGTGAAATGCGGTCTCTGCAACGGGTGGATGCGCCACCATCGCGGCTACTACCGGTGCGCCACATGGGCCAGCAAAGGACCGGCGTTTTGCAAGGGGACCACTACCCTCGGCCCCCGGCTTGAGTTCGCCGTCTGCGAAGCGTGGGTGCGACACGTCACGGCGCTAGAGCCCGACGACACCGTCCTACACGACATCGCACGCCGCTGGCTGGCCTACGCGGACCCTGAAACGCAGGTCGAGCGGGAACATGCCCGTGCGGCGCTGAAAGCAGCTCAGGAACGCGTACAGAAGTTGGAGGATGACTACTACATCCACGGGAAGATGACCGAGGAGCGATACGAGGAACTCAGCGAACGGCAGCGCGCCACCATCGACACGATGAACGCCAAGATTGAGGCGCTGAGCGAGGGTGGCAACCTGGGGGCCCTCATGGACGGCGAGCTACTACGGGAGGCGTTCAGCGGCGAGCACACCTCTCTGAGCGATCGGCGCATGTTGCTGCGGAGCGCGCTCAAGGCTGTGTACGTGGCACCCGCCAAAGGTCGAGGCGATCGGACCCCCATTGAGCAGCGCGTTGACTATGACTGGGTGACCACGGGCGAGCGCGTCTAGCCAGTAACCAAGTGATTACACAACGCTACTGAGCATCTGATGTGACCTGTACCACATAAAGACCCCCGATCGGAGCAATCCGGCCGGGGGTTTTTGCGTTTCCGTTACATTCGGCATGACGAGGGCCGCTCCGTGGCGTTCGGCGCGGTGCGTCTGACCTGCGATTGATGATGGAATGACGATTCTAGATGTGTTTTCACATTCCCTATAGAGAGTCTTAAGGGAAACAGAAAACGAGGTCCGTTTCGGAATATCATCATGCGCCCCGCTGGCCGAGGGATAGAGCCTCCCTCTCTAATGGTCAGTGAGGGGCGGGAATCCCGCGCAAACATAAGCGGCGGTCTGAGGCCCCTTCCCTCACCCCGCATCGCTCCCAAGCGGCTATCTCTCCGGCCCATGGTTCTGAGCGATGCGGGACAAGGTCACTTAGCCCAACGGTAGAGGCGACGGTCTTAGGCACCGTTCAGTGATGGGTTCGAATCCCTCAGTGACTACTTAGCACCTCCCAAATTTGGGAGGTCAGTTCCACATGTGCAACGCTCGCTCAAGGCGCGTCGGATCGTGGCCGAGGATTCCTAGCCCACGGTTGCAGCCCTTGCAAATCCAGCCGAGGAGCGTTTCGCCGTTCCCGGTATACGGGCTCAACACCTCCCCTTCCTTGCTGCACACTCCGCACGGCTGTTGCCGCAGCGCTAGGAACTCATCGACCGTGACGCCTAGCTTCCGGGCGTGCGCTGCGATCTTCTGGTCACGTCGCCAATGCGGATCCTCGGCGGTGCGCTTAGCGTCGGCATCCCGTTTCCCTGCGGTTCGGCAAGCCCGGCATGTTCGATGCCGTCCGCTGAAATCACTGAGTGGTTTGCCCTTACCGCATACCGAACATTCCTTGGTTTCCATAACCGGGCATTGTACCACTGTCAAGGGGGGTACCCGTGCCTTTCAATATGTGTCCTAGACACAAGCGGCTATACCCCCTCGGTACGGAAGGGTGCCCCCTCTGTGTAGCGGGTGCACCGGGTGCCCGGCGGTATGCCAGTAAGAGCACGCGTACCGCTGGCCGGTATGACTGGGCGTGGCGTAAGGCAAGGGCTGAGGCCATCGAGCGTCAGCCTTACTGTTCGTGGTGCGGTCGGACCGATGACCTAACCGGCGACCACATCACGCCGCTGAGTCGAGGTGGGACCAACGAGCCTGGCAACGTCAGGGTGTTGTGTCGCTCATGCAACAGCAGGCGAGGCAACCGGTAACGGTATGTCACTGAGTCTGCGAGTCGCATCGACACAGGGTGACACCCTCGGCTCGATGACCTGCTGATCGTCCGAGCCCGCTGAGGCCGGAAGCCCTGAGAGGCCCTGTGCGCGCCTGCCAGCATCGGCCCCTACCTGGGACCCTCGCTCGCTCTGTGAGGCGCTCAGAGGCGCCGTCAGAGGGGTATGGGGGCCATCCTGGGGGGTAGGGGGAGGTCGAAACTTGAACGGCTCCCCTTCTGGCACCCCCGCCTTCCCCTCGGATTAAACGCGCGCAGGTTCGCCCGAACTCGTGGGAAACCTCAAGGTCAGCGATTCGCCGCGCATTTTCGCGCATCTCTGCGCATCTTCCAGCATGAGCACGCACGGAGCACGGAATCTAGTTTCCCCCGGGGGTGAAAATGGGCAGTGGACCACCGCCTAAGCCAACTGCGCTCAAGGCGCTTGCCGGTAACCCTGGCAAGCGAGCCCTCAACGGCGCTGAGCCTCGACCCTCGGCTGATATCCCGGAACCCCCCGTCACTCTCAAGGGTGAGGGTCGCGCTGAGTGGCGCAGGATCGTCCCTGAGCTAGCCCGACTAGGTCTAGTGACCAAGGTTGACCGCGCATACCTCGTCGCCTACTGCTCAGCGTGGGGGATCTTTGAGGCCGCACGCGTTGCCATGGCTGAACATGGGCCACTCGTCAACGGACGTGACGGCAACCTCGTCAAGAATCCCGCCGCGCAGATCATGCGTGACGCTGCGGATTTGATGATCAAGTTTGGCGCTCGTTTCGGCCTCTCGCCGAGCGACCGCACGCGATTGGCTATCAGCCCGACCGACGAGGACGGCGCGGATGCTGACGTGATCAGGCTACTTAGCTAGGGGGACATTTGAGCAACGTCTATCAGGTCTATGTGAACAAGGCCGAGCTAAACCGGAGCGCTGTTATAACGCTCGACAGCAACTCCTACCGTAGTGGTCGGACGGATGCGGCGGTGCATGCACTCGCCGATGCCTTTGAGGCCGACCTCGTCGACATCCCCGACTACTCGACGTTCACGCCGACACGCTCTGTGCAGTACATCACCGACGTCGTAACCGCCGAGGATGTTCCGCGACTGTAAGGGAGTGACCTCCCAAATTTGGGAGGTGCTCACTTGCTACCGGTGTCGCCATACGGGCCGGAAGAACCGCTAGAGGGGTTCTTCCGATACGACGAGGCAAGGGCCGATCACGCCGTTACGTTCATCGAGCGGCTGATCGTCCACACTAAGGGCCGGTACGCCGGTACGCCGTTCTTGCTCGACGAGTGGCAAAGAGAAGAGATCGTAAAGCCACTGTTCGGCACGATGATGTGGGACGACCAGTACAACGAGCACGTGCGGCAATACCGCATTGCTTGGCTGGAGATGGCCCGTAAGAACGGCAAGAGTGAGCTACTTTCAGCGTTCGCGCTACTCGGCCTCGTCGGCGATTTTGAGGAGTCGGCTGAGGTTTACTCGGTCGCTGCTGACCGTGATCAGGCTGGATTGGTTTACAGCACCGCTAAGCGGATGGTTGAACTATCGCCGATCCTCAGCAAGCGACTAGAGATCATCGACTCGCGCAAGCGAATCATTGATCGCAAGACGAACAGTTTTTATCAGGTCCTCCCTGGGGATGCGGCGGGCGCACTCGGTACGAACCCGTCCATGGTGCTGTTCGACGAGGTGCTAACGCAGAAAGACCGGCATCTGTGGGATGCCATGCGTCAGGGTTTCGGTACCCGTAAACAGCCCATCATGATTGCGGCGACTACGGCCGCTTACCGCACCGCTGCATTCGCCCTTGAGGAGCACGAGCACGGCCTACGGGTGCGCGATGACCAGAACATGGATACCGCCCGTTTCGTCTTCGCCCGCAACGTCCCTGACGATTGGGATTGGACGGACGAGGGTGAGCCGCCATCGGCTGAGAATCCCAAGGGGACCGGATGGTATCTCGCTAATCCGGCGCTCGGCTCGTTCCTGAACGTCAATAACCTCCGCGCTGAGGCGCAAGAGGCCAAGCAGAAACCGACCGCGCAAAACTCGTTCCGAGTCTTCCGTCTCAATCAGTGGGTGTCGCAGGCCAACCGTTGGTTGGACATGCATCTCTGGGATGAGAACGGCACGGTCAAGGTGACGCGCGAGGCACTGCGCGGACGGCCGTGTTACGGCGGAATCGACCTTGCGGCAACCGGCGACTTTAACGCTTGGGTCCTGCTCTTTCCTGGCTCGCCCACCGATCCTGAGGCGGACGGCTGGACAGTGCTACCGCAGTTTTGGGTACCTCGTCCCGCTGTTGAGCGACGCAGCAACATGCGTAGCTCGTTCGAGGTGTGGGAGCGAGACGGGCACCTCAAGGTGACCGAGGGCCCGACCACGGACTTTAACGCCATCTTCCGGCACATCGCCCGGGACGCTGAGGACTTCCAAATCAAGTTTTTCGGCTACGACCCGTGGAACGCCACGCAGCTTGTCAACGAGCTTGAGGGACAAGGCCTTACGGCCGTCAAGGTTCCGCAGTCTGCCGCCCGGCTCAACGATCCGTGCAAGAAAATCGAATCGGCCCTAGCGGCTGTCGACCTCAAGCACGGGGGACACCCGGTACTCCGCTGGATGGCGGACAACGTCGAGCTAGACATCACGGGTGACGGTTTGATCCGGCCCAGCAAGGCGCGCTCCGGCGAAAAGATCGACGGTATCGCCGCGCTGGCTAACGCGTTTTTCCTGACGGCGTTGCCGGACGAGGAACAGGCTTTCGTGACGTTCGTCAATTTCAACGACGAACACTCCGACGCCGACCTTGAGGCGCTCCTCACTCCAGCATCTCAGCGCGATAGGGAAGCGCGTTACTTCCCGGACGACGACTAAGGAGTCACATTGGAACGGCTGACTAAGTTCAGCCGCTCCCTCGTCAGCACCGTTTCCGCTTTGGCACCCAACGCTTTGCAGCTTTCAGCGTTCGGGTTTGGCGTGACTGCCGCGTACGACGTTTCGCGCCCCCTGGGGCATGTCGTCGCCGGTATCTCGCTTGGCCTGATCGGCAAGGTTCTGGACGGGGGTCGGCGGTGAGCATATTCTCGCGCATTGGCGACGAGGTGCGTAGCGTGCTGGCTAGCTCGCCCGCTAAGGCATGGGAAACGGAGTTCACTAGCTTCGGTACCCGCACAAATTCCGGCCGTCGAGTCAGCCGCAAGTCTGCGCTACAGATGATCGCTGTCTATTCGTGTATCTCTCTGATCTCCGACGCGATCGCCTCGCTTCCGGTCGACCACTACACGAAGATGAACGGCCGTCGGCAGAATTTCGATTCGACTCGTTCGCCTCGCTGGATTCGTCAGCCGAACCTCTATCAAACCTCGTTTGAGTTCTGGCATCGGGTTATCGTCTCGCTCTTGACGGATGGCAACGCGTTCATCTACACGGACCGGAATGACCGGGGCGATGTGGTGGCGTTGTACTGCCTGCATCCTCAGGACGTGCATATCGTCGAGGGGCCCCTAGGGGACAACCTCTACACGGTTACCGGCATGGAAAAGATGCAGGACCGTTCTACGATCCTGCACATTCCGGCATTCACCGTTCCGGGGTCCAGCCGGGGTGTATCGCCTATCGACGTAGCGCGCGAGGCTATCGGCCTAGGTCTGACGGCCGAGGAGTATGGCGCTCGGTTCTTCGATCAGGGTACGACCATGGCGGGTGTCATCGAGCATCCCGGATCACCTCGTCCCGACGAGGCAAAGCTACTGCGGGAGATGTTCCGCAAGACTCACGCGGGTGTAAAGAACTCTCACTCGATCGGTGTGCTTACCGGCGGTGCGCAGTTCCGGCCCATCACGCTGACTCCGGAGCAGGCGCAGTTCCTCGAAACGCGCCGCTTCCAGAAGACAGAGATTGCGCTCCTGTACCGCATTCCCGCTTACCTCGTCGACTCGCAGGTCACGAGCACGTGGGGGAGCGGCATCGAGGAGCAGAACAAGTTCTTCGTTGATCAGACGCTCATGCCGTGGCTTACGCGCATCGAGCAGAGCGTTTCGACATTCCTCCTCGCTGGTCAGCAGTACATCCGCTTCAACGTGGACGCGCGACTACGCGCTAAGACGCTGGACCGCTATCACGCCTATGCACAGGCGATATCTAACGGTTTCCTGAGCGCCGACGAGGTGCGCGCCCTTGAGGACATGGAACCGCTTCCCAAAAAGTGGGGCCAAAAGTTCTACGTCCCGGCAAACCTCCTTGAGGTCGGCGCTGAGAAGAAACCGGCGGTTGCGCCTGCACCCGTTCCGGCTGCTCTCGCGCCTCCGCCGGACCCGAATGCCCCCGATCCAAAGCAAGGGGGTTAGGCCTAGTGTCGATGGAACGTCGGTCCGTGCCGACGGAATTTGAGGTGCGCTCCGAGGGGAACACCTTCCAGTTTTACGGCTACGCGCTCAAGTGGGATGCCCGGTCACAGAACCTGGGTGGTTTCCGCGAGCGAGTCGCCATGGG